CGACAAATACGCGCATGTCTGGTGTGGCGGATACCTCAAAAACTCCGAAGCTCGAGTCTTTAAGACCTGGCGCATCGGCAGCCGGGATGAATTCCAAACCAACCGCGAGACCCGATTCCGTTTCGGTGGAGACTGGGGCTTTGCCGCGGATCCCACGGTCCTCGTCCGCAGCTACACCCAAGGGCGCACGCTCTTCATCGATCGTGAAGCCTGGGCGATCGGTTGCGATATCGACTATCTGCCCTTTCTCTTTGGGGGTTGTGGCGATCAAGAGCTCATCGATCTCAACCGGCAGGCCTGGCAATCGAAGGGCATGGCCCGCTGGAAGCACTGCAAAGGCATCGCCGCTTCACGGCAGTGGCAGATCACCGCAGACTCCGCCCGGCCGGAGACCGTCAGTTACCTCCGCCGTCATGGGTTCCCCAAAATCCGATCGGCCGCGAAGGGACCAGGATCAGTGGAAGACGGCATCGAGTTCCTCAAGAACTACGACATCGTCGTGCATCCCGACTGCACGCACGTGATTGACGAGCTAACGATGTTTTCGTGGAAGGTCGATCCACTCACGCAAGAAGTGCTGCCGATCCTCGAAGACAAGAAGAACCACACGATCGATTCATTGCGGTATTCCGCAGAAGGACTCCGGAAAGGATCAGGTGGTGGTGCGTGGAGTTAATGGCATTCCTCAAAAGGAGGCTGGTTGTGAACGGCAAGGAATCGAAGGGCAACGTCCAACCGCCCGGACGCAGTCGCGAAATCAAAGTTTCAGTGGAAGACTTTCACATTCATGTGCACATCGATCAACCGATGGACGTGAACCTGATTTTGAAACCACTGATGGACGCAGTCAACAAACTACAAATAGGAGTCAACAAACTCATGGCACTATCTCAAGAAAGCAAGGATCTTCTGGCCAAAGTGGATGCCGCATCCACGAAACTTGCCGGAAGCCAGACCAAGATTTCCGAAGGTCTCACCGAAGTCGCGAAGGATATTAAAGAACTTCTCGACAAACCCAGCACCACCGAAGCGGAATTTCGCGAGGTTCTGGGACCAAAGGTTGAGGCGATTGAAGCCAGCGCCGCGGCGATCGATTCGAGCGCCGACTTCCTGACGAAACTCGGAGCGGATACCAACGCGCCGATTCCTCCTCCGGTCGAAGAGCCGCCCGTCGGCTAACGCGTTCATTATTTCGTGGAGGGCCGACCGTTGTATCACTGGCCCTCCGTCCCTTTTATTCATAAATGGCTAAACCCAAAACCTCTCGACCCTCTGGGCTCCGCGCGAACTCGGAACTGCAGAGCCGCGCCATGCTGGGCAGTTTGCTCGGGCAACAGTTCGGCGGCAAACGCCAGCTCTACGACGTCCTCGGTTACAAGCACAGCCCGGGCTTCGACGACTACATGGCGTACTACCAGCGGGAGGGGATGGCGAAACGGATCATCGATGCGCCGGCCAACGCCACCTGGAGACATATCCCGGAGATCATCGAAGGGGAAGAAGAGCCCAAAGTCACCACGTTCGAACAGGCCTGGAAAGACATCGCGGAGCGGTTATCCATCTGGCACCGGTTCCCGCGCGTGGATCGTTTAGCTCGCATCGGGCAGTACGCGGTGTTGTTGATTGGGACGAAGGGGAATCTCGAGGAGCCGGTCGAGAAGGCCAGAGCCGCGGATGTGCTCTATCTGACCCCGTATTCGGAAAAGCACGCCCCGATTGACAGCTGGGTGGACGATACGGCGGATCCGCGATTCGGCTTGCCCCTGTTCTACAACCTCACCACCACCTCGAGCAATCGCAACGCGAAGCGCGAAACGAAAGTCAAAGTCCACCACAGCCGCATCCTGCACGTCGCGGAAGATCGACTGGAAGATGAAGTTCTCGGCACCCCGGCCCTCGAGGCCGTACTGAACCGGTTATACGACCTGGAGAAAGTCGCCGGCGCCGCTCCCGAACAGTTCTGGCTGGAAGTGTCCCGCCTGGTGTTGGGGATCAAGGAAGGGTTTTCGGATTGGAGCGTGAAAGACGATCCCACGGCGCAGAAGAACATGCGCGAACAGCTGGACGACCTGACCCACAAGCTGCGCAACTTCATCGTGCTCGAAGGCTACGAAATGCAGAAGCAAGCGGGCAAGGACGTGAATCCCGGCCCGACCTTCGACATGATCATGGCGCTGATCAGCGGGACGACGGGCATTCCCAAGCGCATTTTGACGGGTTCGGAACAAGGGGAACTGGCATCGTCTCAGGACGAAACCAACTGGAACGCCCGCATCCAGGAACGCCGCATCAGTCACGCGGAACCGAACATCCTGCGTCCCTTCCTCGATCGTTTGTTGTTGTGGGGGGCGCTACCCAAACCGACAGATCCGTACCGGGTCGAGTGGCCGAGCCTGTTCGAGATGGACGACAAGGACAAGGCGCAGGTCTGGCTCAATGTCGCGACCGCGATGGAAAAACTCGAAACGGTCACGCTGATTGCGGAATCGGAAAAGCGCGCGATGTTTGAGTTTCCGGAAGACCGCCCCGACGATCCCGAGGAAGAACCCATCGATGAAGAGGATCCGGCCGTCCAGGATCAGTTCGCGCGAGGGAAGCGGAAGTAGTGGCGAGCACCGATCCCACAAAAACCGGCGGCATCCGCCGGAGCATCGATCGCGAATTGATCGCACGGTACCGCCGGATCCGCACCGCGATCCGGATGGCGGTCATCGATCAGGATGTCTTCGGTCTGACGCGGCGGGTGATTGGCCTCGAGCAGCTGCCTCCGATTCCCGGAGCTCTCGAATTTGCAGGACTGCTCGCGGGCGAACAGCTCGAGCGGTTTCGCGAATGGCTCGACGATACGACGGAAACGGTCGTTCTCGAGAACACCGGCCTCTGGCTGGAGCGCTTCGTCCAGAAGGCGTATTTGCAGGGTAATAAATCCGCCGTGGCGAACCTGCGGCGTTTTCTTAGCGTCGACCTCGATCCGTTGAAGCTCTCCACGCTCTTACAGAACCAATTCCACCAACGGCGCGTCGAGGTTTTGTTTCTACGGGATCTTTCGGAGCTGCGCAACATCAACGCCGCGATGGCCACCGCGATGACGCGCGAACTCGCTGAGGGATTGCTCGCGAATGTGGGTCCGAAGCGGATCGCCACACTCATGAACCGGCACGTGGAAGGAATCGGATTGAAGCGCGCGCGGGTCATTGCCCGCACCGAAGTGATCCGAGCAAACGCCGAGGGGCAGCTTGCGACCTTCGAACAATTCGGACTTGAAGAAGTGCACGTCGAGGCCGAGCTTCACACGGCCGGAGACGATCGGGTGTGTCCGCAGTGCGAGGGACTGGAAGGCAAGATCGTCTCGATCGAGGAGGCGCACGGCATGATCCCCGTCCACGCAAATTGCCGTTGTGGGTGGTTGCCGTTTATCGAGGGACGGCACACACGCAAGGCCGCGTAATTTCCGTCATACAAAAACTCAACCCGCTATGAGACCTGAAAATACCCAAAACGAACACCGACAAAGACATGCTTACGAAGAAACAACGCAATCGCGCCCGTCGCGCACAAGCGGCCCGATGAACACCCGGGTTTTCCGAACACAGGCGTCCACGGACGTACGCCGGGAAACCTGGGAGGGCCGGGACTGGCTCGTCGCGCCCGTCGTCATGTTGCGAGAAGGCGTCAGGAACGGCGAGCTCGTCCAGGCTTCGGAGATCACCGCATATCCGGAATCGTGGAACGGCATCCCGGTCACGCTCAACCATCCGCGATCGAACGGCCAGAATATCGACGCGAACCAGCCCGGCGTTCTGTCGGCGGTGGGTGTGGGTCGGATCTTTCATACGCATGTTCCGGATGCCATTTCCTTGCATGCGGAAATGTGGATCGACATCGAGAAAGCCAATTCGCTCGATGACGGCAAGCGTCTGGTCGCGCGATTGGAAGCCAACGAAGCCATCGAAGTCTCGACCGGCTATTTCACGGATATCTCCGAAGGCAAAGGCACCTTCGGCGGGAAATCCTACGACGGCATCCAGTGGAATCCGCGCCCCAATCACCTCGCCGTGCTGCTCGACGATATCGGCGCCTGCAGCTGGACGGACGGCTGCGGTGTGCCTCGCCTCAATGCCCAGATCTCCAAGGAGAACACCATGACCACCAACTCCAGAGCAACGCGCTATCTGCTCTCGAAATCCGAGATGTCGTTTGACCAGATCGCGAACTTGCTCCGCATGGCGCTGCAATCGGAAGACGAAGCGTTCTGGTACTGGCTCCAGGACGTCTTTGACGGATTCGTCGTGTACGAGAAGAGTCCGAAGCTCGACACCTCCACCGCTCCGACCGAACTCTTGAAGCGCGATTATTCGATCGTGGATTCGAAGGTGACGTTCGGCCAGCCGGTCGCGGTACAGCGCCGCACGATCTTTGAAGAAATCACCACCAACGATTCCATGTTAACGAAAACCCGACGGCTACTCCGCGATCTGGCGGACACGCTCGGCCTCCGCTCCTCCACCGAACCGGACGCCACCCATCAACCACAGAAGGAGAACAGTCCTATGGACAAGAAACAACTTGTCGATGCGCTCATCACGAACAAGCGCTTCGGCGAATCCGACCGCCCCTGGTTGGACACGTTGTCGGAGGAGCAGTTGAAAGCGGTTCCTGCCACCAACGTCGCTGCGCCTGCCCCGGGCACCGCAGCGGCGCCCACCACCAACGCCAATTGCACGTGCGGCAAGACACCGGCGGTCAATACGGCCGTCGTGGCCGACACCGCACCCGTGAAGCCGGCAGAACCGGCCACGATGGAAGCGTTCCTCGGATCCGCTCCCGATTCGACCCTGAAGCGTTCGCTGCTGGCCAATCTGGCCGAAGAGAACGCCAAGCGCACGGAACTGATCACGAAGATCACGGCTAACAATTCCGGCTGGACCGCCGAGCGTCTTGCGACGTTCGAAACCGCGGAGTTGGTCAACCTGCACCGCGCCCTCTCCCCGGCCGATTACTCCGGTGCTCCCGGAGTCCGAACGAACGTGACAACCAACGAAGAAATCGCGGACACACCAGCGCTCTTGCTCGCGACGAAGAAGGAGGCAGTCAATGCCTAACAAAATTCTGCTCAACAATGCGGATTCGATTCAAAAGGAACGGCCCGCCGATGGCTCCATCACTCCGGGGCATCTGATCGAATTGAAATCGACCGGGAAAGTCGGCGTGCATTCGACGGCCGGCGGCATCGCTCAAAAGAGCTTCGCCATCAATCAGGATTTCATCGGCGGCTCGATCGACAAGCTCTATGCCGATGGCGACAACGTCATCTATCACGTCTGCGCCCCGGGTACGGAAATCTACGGCCTCATCGCCTCTGGTGTTTCGGTCTCGATTGGCGGAGCGCTGGAGTCGGCAGGGGACGGGACATTGAAGGCGCGCTCGAGCGGCGCTCTCATCGCCTACGCCCTGGAAACCAAAGTTGCCGTGGCTTCGACGCGGCTGAAAGTGGAGGTCGCGTAAATGGAAACCGCAAACATCACACTCGCAGGAAGTGCCCGCGGCGGCTTTGCCGCCCTCCTGGAGCACGGTACTCTGAAAGCTGTCCGCGAACATCAGATGCGGACGAACGCGAATCTGCTGCGCAAGCAGGAATGGGAGGAGCTGGACCTTCGGCTCATCAACGTCGCCCGCTCTCGCCTGACGGGCATCCTGGATTTGATCAATGCCGGCTTGACCCACCGCCTTGGTGGTCTGGGTACGACCGTGACCCAGTACGAACAGCTCACCGATATGTCTGCAGCAAACATCAGCATGTCGGGTGTCACCCGCGGGGAACAGGACGACGCGGGATTCAATCTGATCTCCATCCCTGTCCCCATCATCCACAAGGATTTCGCTGCCAACATCCGGAGGCTGATGGCCTCCCGGAAGCTGGGCGATTCGATTGACACCGCGCAGGGAGAGATTGCATCGCGCGTCGTGGCCGATGGTCTGGAGAACATGTTGTTCAACGGCTCCAACCTGCAGCTCGACGGCAACAAGATCTACGGTTACGCGACGCATCCCAAGCGGGTAATCGTGAGCACGGCTGGAGATTGGGGAACCGTCGGGAATTCCTACACCACGATCCTCAACATGATTTCCGCATTGCATCTAAAAAAGCAGTTCGGCCCGTATGGCGTTTACGCGGCGACCGTGCAGTTCAATCAGACGCAGACCTATTACACGGACGGATCGGGTCAGCGGGACCTGGACCGGATCATTAAGATCCCGAACGTCCAGTTCTTCAAGCCTTCCGATTGGCTCACGGCCGGCACGGCGATCGTGGTGCAGTTGACCAGCGACGTGGTGGACCTCGCGATCGCTGAAGATATGCGAACGATTTCCTGGGCCGAATTTGGAGGCATGCAGGAGCAGTTCAAGGTCATGCAGTGCGCGGTTCCCCGCGTGAAGTACGACGCAGACAACAACTGCGGCGTCGCGGTCTCGACCGGCAACTAAGATCCTCATCGTACCCTCCCAGACGAGGAGGGGTGGACGCACCAAATGCGCAGCCACCCCTCCTCTCCTTCCGGGAGAGGGTTCAGCGCATCACGCCGGCGGTCATAGACCGCCGCTACACCAAAACCCATTTCCATTTCGTCACTCAGGAGTACTCGATGAAAGTCCGGTTGATCCACGGCCGGTTCGTGCGCTTCAGCCCGAAGCACGAGCCCGAAGAATTTGTCCAAGGCGATGTTGTCGACATGTCGCCGGAAGAAATGCAAGCCAACGCGGGGCGCATTGAAGCCCTTGACGGTACGTTACCCAGGCTGGATCCGAAGACGCCACGAGGCAAGAAGGGCGCCGCGGTGGAAGCCAGCGAACCCTCGCTAGCGGAACAACCACTAGCGCCCTAAACGAGTCCTCGCCCCATTCACCCATTTCAACTGAGCGCGCGATTGCGCGTCCTGGAGGTTCCCCGTGTCCATTGCAACCACGGATTTGATTTTGTATGGCGTCGTCGATCGTCCGCTCGACGATGACGACGCTTCCGGCGGAGCCATTGATTTGGAAAACCGCCCCGTCTTCACGCAGTTCTCGGCCACCGCGAAAGTGGCTCTCGTCTCCGATGGAGCCGACACGCGCAGCGTCGATATTACCGGACGCAACGCCGCGGGAGAATTGATCAACGAAACGGTTGTCCTCACGGGAGCCGGCGAAGTCCTCAGTACGAACGATTACGAACGTGTCCTGATCATCGCCGCACAAACGACCAGCGCCAGCCGCACGATTACCGTCAAGCAGGGCACCGGCGGCACCACGCGCGCGACGATTCCGCCGGACGAGAAAGGCGTGTATGCGCTCTTCATCAATTCGGCCTCCGAAGCGGGCGCCATCGAACGATACGAAGCCATCGCGTATTACAACGCGCACGCGACCCTCACGCTCAACTCCGCAAAAGTCACCCTAACGGCCGATCCCGATTCCCGAATCAAGATTGCCCTGGAAGACATCAAGGACGGCACCCAATCGCTCGCGAGCCGATTGGATGTCCCGGAAGATCAAGCAACGGACCCGCTCGTGTTTTCCGACGACAACGTCGAGTTGAGCGTTCCGGATACGACGCTTGAAGCCGAGACCTACATCAAGGTCTGGGTCGAGCAGGGTCTGGAAGCGGCGGACACGGCCAAGAAATCCACCTTCACCACCCGGCTCGCCGGATCCAGCGTTTAAGGAGACGTTATGACCAAAGAAGAAGCGATCGCGAAAGTCCGATCCGTGAAGCGGCGATGCCGCGGGCAGTTGTCGAAAGAGGGAGCCGCTCAAATCCAAGCGCTGGTCGCGCGAGCGCCCGCCGTGCCGGCGAAGGCCGATGCGGCTGCGGTGGCCACACATGCGACGGCCGCGGCGGATCTCGCCAAGAAGCAAGAGGAACTCGTGGCCAGTCTCATCAAGGCCAATCCGAAACTGAAAATCGACGGCGATGCGCGGTTGAGTCTGGCATCGTTCATCGATGGAACCTCCCGCGTGCGCTGCGGTGCCGACTTCAACGACATCGTCGCGGCAGGACCCTATGATGGAAAGACCCACGCGTACAAGTGCCCGAAATGCGGTGTCGCCGGTGAGTACCGGGCGCCGAAGTTCACGATCGAACCCACAACCAAACCATAAAACCATCAGACAGCAACGAAGGAGCCACCATGCCTCTGCTCAGCCTCATCCTCCTCTTGATCGTTGTCGGTGTCCTGCTCTGGTTCGTGAATCGCTATCTCGGCAAATACATGCACCAGGCGATCCTGACGATCCTGAATGCGGCCGTCGTGATCGTCGTGTTGCTGTGGCTGCTGAATCTGCTCTTCGGGCCTTTGCCTGATATCCGGATCGGCCAATGAGTGAGCCTTATGGAATGGGCGGGCTTGGCAGGATTAGCCCTAACCTTTATTCTCGCCCTCGTCGCATTCATCCGAAGTTACGGTGAAGACTTAGGTGGACGGCGAGCTTGGCAAAAATGGGTCGAGGTGGAGTTGAAGCGTCATTCCGAACAACACGCAACGCATTTTGACCATCAGAGCGACACGGCAGTCCATTGGACCGAGCGGGAACGCGACGTTCTACAGAGACAGCTCGACCGGATCGAAGGGAATGTGGATCGCGTTGAAGAATTGATTAAGGAATCGCTCCTGCCCCGGTCCCAACGGCGTTTCCGTGATCCACGGTCACCCGGCGAGAAGACCTAAGACCTCGACATCGACAACAAATGATTTTCAAGGGAAAAGAGTTTTATGAGAAGCCGAATCGTCCTGCTGCTGATGGCGGCACTGTTCATGCCTCGATTGCTACATGCCCAGAAACCGCAGACGGGCTTCACGGAATTCCCATCCGGTCTCTGCCAGCACTGCTACCCGGACCCGAACGAGCCCGCCATTACGTGCGTGACCGAAGATTCCGAAGGGGAATTTCGTATCGGCGGCTCGATTGCTCCGGGTCAAACCTGGGTCTCGCATGTATTGAGGAAGTGCGATGGCGCGAATACCTCGTTCTATGCGCGGGTGACCGTCAAAGGGAAAATTCCCGACACGCTCCAAGTGCGGCTGTTGATCGGAGACGGCACGCGACTGGATGCGGTTCCCTGGAATGGTTCGATCGTCGCCGCGAAGTTCTATTTCACGTCGTTACCGAGCTTCATCATCAACGGCACCATTTATGGGTTCGGGACCGGCCTCACCGTTCCTCTCGGCGATTACCGAGTGGAAATTACGAACCAAGGCCGGCAGACGATCAAAGGCATCTCAGGTTCCTGGGGCGTGATGTCCGGGTGGTGGTTCAGGAGAGTGCCCTGGTTTCCACCCGCGTATCGCTATGCCGTGTGGGCGGAAACGCCGCCATTGGACGTCGACGGAATCCCAGATTATGAAGCGGTGTGCTGGCCGCTTTGGGATAGCTGTCAATGATGAACATCCTTCTCGGCTTGCTTCTGGCGCTCACCCCGAACGATCCGTACTTTTACAATCAGCCGTTGCCGGAGATTTCGGTACCAGCCGCCTGGGATGTGACGACAGGAAGCGCTGCCATCATCATCGCGATTGTCGACGCGGGAGTCGACGGGACGCATGAGGACCTTGTGGCGAAGATGGTGCCCGGCCGAAACATCTTCGACAACAACACCGATACGCATGACGCTGGAGCGGGACGCGGGACGTGGGCTGCTGGAACAGCCGCGGCAGTCACGAATAACGCCAAGGGTGTTGCGGGAGTCTGCTGGGCGTGCAAGATCATGCCGGTGCGCGTCTCGGATCAGTATGTCCTCGCGTCGATGGCCGATATTGCCAGCGGCATCCGTTGGGCTGCGGATCACGGAGCGAGAGTCGCCGCGGTGGGCTATCCCGTGCAGAACGACCCGACCGTGATGGCGGCCGCGCAATACATGCAGAGCGCGGGTGGTGTGGTCGTCGCGGCTTCAGGGAACGATGCCTGGATAAGCACGGATCCGGACACTCCTTACATCGTGACGGTCGGAGCGATGAGTACGTTCGGGACGCCGCCGCCCTATGCCAACACGGGAACGAATCTGGACGTCGTTGCACCCGCGTGCAATTGGGCACCGACGCCTCTGGGG